TTCTTATCGAACTGGCCGCTCATACCGGGGTTATTCGTCTCAGCGTAACCGGCATCCTGATCCGAAACAGAGCCTGATCCTTTTTTTGATTCGGAACTGTCACCGAAGAAACTCGCTGCCTTTTTAGCGTAAGTAATGCCTTGCCGCGCATCGCTGATGTCATGATTAAAGCGACTTACAGCGGTAGCGGATGGGCTAGATGCGCCAGCCCCAAATCCCGCGCCGCCGGTGCTGCTGTAACTCGACCCCGCGGAAGTAGAGCCTGTACCGAGGCCTCCGCTTGCGCCCGTGCCACCAGGAGCAAGAAGCGTGGTGCCAACGCCGCCAGGCGTGTATTCGCCGCCGCCAAAAGAGGTCCCAGGTGCGCCAGGCGCGATTCCCGCGCCGCCGGCGATGCTGAGGCTTCCAACATGGATCATCGCCGAGGCTATCGAAATTGATGCAGAAGCCATCGGCGCGCCACCATGGGCACCAGGCATTTCCGCCTTGGCATCTGCACCCGCACCTAGTGATTTCTTTTTGCCGAAGCCGAAGCCGCCGAGAACGTCGCCAAAGATGCCGTCAGGACCTTTGGCATCCGCGCCCGCGCCGCCTTTCTTGCCCTGAAAATGCTGCACAAGAGATGCCGCCGCATTTCCCGCGGCCTTATCGCCCAACTCCGCGAAGTATTTTCCCGGATGCTCCATTCCCTTGAAGAACGACGTGAACTCTCCGGCCATCTTTTTCCGGGCTTCTTTATTGGCCTCCACTATCTCCGCGTTGGCTTCGGCCTGCGCGGCGGCCGCGCGGCGATTGTATTGCTCATCAGCATCAGTCTGCCCAGCGAGTTCTTCCTTATAATGCTGTAGTTTTTCTTCAAGCTCGGCCTGAATTGCAGCCGTCTTTTGCTTTTCCGCACTCAGGTATCTGACACGCGTCTGCGCCTCAATCCGTTCGGTCTCTTCAAGAGAACGGGTGTGCTTGGCAGCGAGTTCATCCGCATCTTTTTTATCTTGTTCATAAACCTGCTTATCGGTTTGGAGTCCGATTTCGTGTTCGGCCGCCAGGCGCTCGCCAGGGTTAAGATTTGGGCTGAGATTCTTGATTCGGTTCTCGCCCTCTTGCTTAATACGCGCCGTTCCAGTGAGACCCATCAATTGAGTCTCTTGACGCATGTGATCGATTTCCGCCTCTTGCGTGCGCAGCCGGTTCATCTCCTCGTTGTGAAACTTTCGATTGACATCATTGATGGCCGCGGCTGTGGCGATGCCCTTATTTTCCAGCTCCTTTAGCGCGTAAAGCCTTTGCGCATTCAAAAGTTTCATACCGCTTAGTTCAGATTCGTCGGCCTGCTCGTGGATGCGCGCCAGCTCTTGAGCTTGCGACTTCGCATCGCTAGAGTGACCTCTTTCCTGGTTGGCCAGCTCAGCATCGGCCTTTTTTCGAGCAATAGCGATTTCACGCGATTCTTTATCAGCTCCTGCATTTCCGGGTGCGGAATTACCTAGAATTTTGTCTTGTTCGTTCCCGTAGAAGCGCTCCTCGTGCGCGCGGTCTATAGCTTCCGCGATTGCCGCGTCATGCTTTGCTTTTCCCGACAAGCCCACATTTCCTGCATATTTGAGGTCGATATCACTCAACCGTTGCTCGTGTGCTTGTTGAGCTTCGGCTACGTGCTGCAACTGATCCAGTTTTTTCTGCCAAGTAATTTGTTGAGTTGCGGCTTCACCTTTTTCATGCCCGGCCTGCCATTGAGCGCCAATAAAAGGCACGGTTGCGCGCCAGCTCCAGGACTGAGGCCCTTTTTGCTCGATATTCCGAATTTGCTGCTCGTAACGCTCTGCTGCTGCCGTGGCTTCATCGATTCGCGCACGCGTAGTCTCAATCGAGTGTGTATCGCCAAAATTCTGATCTCTTGTTTTTTCGACTTCAGCCTGATAGTCCTGCACCGATTTTGGCAGAGCGGTGAGAGCAGTCCATAGCTTTTCAGCCCCATGGATCGCAGCCTCAAAGAACATTCCTCCAATTTGAATGGCTGCAATGCCAATCATGGCTGAACCGATAGCACTCATCGCTCTCTGAGCTACTGCGCTTTGAGAAATTAGGGTTTGCATCGCGCGTGGAATACGGATGCCGAACTCTTCTGTCAGCAGCCGCGTTTTTTCTCGTGCGGAGAGAGCACCAGCGCCAACCTGGTCAAATCCCTGCTTCACTTTCTGACCAGTCGCGGTCCCAGCCCCGCCGATCTTTTTGATGTTTTCCTCGACAGCCGCGGTCGCCGCTGCAGAATTAGCGTCAACCACGTTGATCGAGATTTGAACCGCGCTGGTTTCTACAGACATGGGTTACCTTTTCTTGCGCTGGAACTTGATCCCGCAGCTTGAGCACTCAATGCCGAAGCGATTCTGCTGGCGCGTGCCGCACGAGCTGCACGCCGGGTGACGCCCTTGAAAGGCAGATCGAGCACGGTCCAATGCGAGTATTCCCTCAGCCTCGAAGGCAGCGAGATCTCGCGTGGAAAAAACGACGCCGGCACGCTTGAGTGCATCGAGGTGGAGCAGGTAATCGCCGAAGCGGTAATATCCCCAGGCAAGCGTGCGCGGTGGCACCTGGCTCTCCATCCGCGCGAGGGTCTCCGGATTGGCGCCAGAGGCCTCGCTGTGGATGCGGCTGCGCACAAAATCTTCCTCGAAGATCTCTTCGAGAGCCATGCGCACGCCGTCCATGTCATGCCAGACATCAATCGGCATCCTCTTCCACCTTCGGAGCCGCGGGCGCGAAGAGCATGTCCACGGCCGCAACTTTGTGATAGGTGTCCATGTACTCGACGATGGCATCGTGATCGAGCGCGGCATTGCCATCCACCGAGTAGCCCTCAACGCTCACGATCAGCTCGTCGTAGAGGTCTGCCAGGGTGGCCTGCGCGCCCAGCCACTGCGTTTTGCCGTTGCGCGAGCCGCCCACCACGCGGGAACGGCTATTGTCCCGCGACAAGCGGCGCTGCTGCTCGGCTGTGGGCGTTGTGAAGTTGTGGCGCAACCCGTGAAACTTGCGCATGACGCCCTTGTCATCTGCGCTCCAAACGGCATCTAGGAAGACAGACTCCTCGCCGAGTGCAATCTGTGCATCTTCAGTGATTTCACTCGTCGAGACTGAGATGATGGCGTTGGCCACGCCGAGGCGGTGTGACAGCGGTAACAGGCCTTTCCAGCCGTCAACCTGGTCGATGCTGGTTTTCCCATCGGGCAGCGCATAGCCGGTGGCCGTGACAAGGCAATCCTCAACCAGGGTGAGCCTGGCAGCACTGGAATCGAAGCTGTCCACGCGCTTGCCACCCTGATTTTCGCTGGTGGAGACGATGCCCTCAAAGTAGCGCAGCCACTGCTTTTTCAAGATGCGCGCGATGGTGAGAGTGTATTGCTTGCCGCGATCTTCGATTGTGATGATGCGCGGCTGTTTGAGTTCGATCGATGCAGACATGGGTTCCTTCTTTCGTTTGTGATTTTGAGTTTTATTTCAGCCCAGGGTTGAAGGAACCCTTTCGTTCTTGAAGATCCGCGCAGCACATGCGGAGCTTCGAACCGCGCCGGAGTCGTGGCGCGGGCACTGCGGAAAGCTGGTTGCCGAGGTGGGACTCGAACCCACGTCATTCAGGTTATGAGCCTGCCGCTGGGACCACTCCAGCTCACTCGGCGTCGGTTAAAAAGAGGGCGCGCTCCCCGTAAATCAACGCGCCCCAGGAGCAACTCGTTTAAACGCCAGGAGCCGCCAGATATGACGCGACGGAATTCGTCACGCCAATCGAGATCGGAGGCACGCCGGCCGCCTGGTAATTCGTAGTTTCGTCATTTTCCACCTGCCAGACAACCATATCGCCGTCAAAACCGAGTTTAGTGGTCTTCAGGTGCATCTGCGGAACCGAAATTGTCAATTTTGCGTCCGCCCCAGAGTTGACGGCCAGCTCGTAATCGCACGCGGTATCGTTGTCAAAACGCGTGTAGACATCGTCGGTGTCCTTGGCGGCGAAAGTGGTAGTGAGAGAAAATTTGGGATTACCTTTGCGAACGAAAATCCCGTAGAGGCCGCCCCCCGGAGCACGGTGAACGACAAGCTGGTTTTCCAGCTTCAAAATCGTGCTCATATGCCGTCCGATGAAAGAAGCCGGAGTGCCAACCGGTCCAAAGGTCAACGCTGCATCTGAGCCCAGCAAATAGCTCTCAGTGGGCGCAACCGGCAGCGCGCTGGCCATCGATCCAAGAATCTGCATACCAGTGCCAGTCATGCCGATCTCGATCATGATGGCGCCAATCTCACTGATGGTGAGCGTGAGATCGCCGATGCACATATCCGGGCACTTAAAATGCACGTCCTCGGTGTCCTCCATATAAATCGTCGTCGGCACGGCCGTGCGCGTGCTCTCGTCGAAGGTGAAGGTGTGCGCATAGGGCGATGCGACGCCAACAACCGTCTCGGTGCCCATCAGAAACGCCAAGGCATATCCGGCCAGCCAGGGCGAAAGCTCAGCCTTGAATGCGCTCAAGGTTGTGTCATAGCTTGTGATTTGGCCGTTGGTGGCGAAGGCGGTGCCTTTGCCGGCATAAGCAATATCCGTGCGCCGCGTGATCTTACGCTCAAGAATTGCTGCACCGTCGAATCGTTGGCGATGCGTGAGAGCTGCATCTGCTAGTGCGGTGTTCCAGGCAGGCTGAGAATTTGCGCTGAGCATCAGGTTTCGGGCTGTTTTCCACTGCGAAAGAAAATTGAAAGGACCGGACATTATTTCACCTCGACTTGAGTTTCAGCGGCCTTCTCGACCGTGGGCTGTGGCGCATCTGTATGGCTTGCGGCGGGAGAGATCACACGTCCTGCCGCTGAAGTCGGCTTCGACGAAGCCGTAGGTGCAGGGATAGGAGTCAAGGCCAGAATAGGAGAGCCCTGATAGTTTTTGAGAGAGAGCACGCGCCGCCACTCGCTGCTGAGTACTCGTACCGAATTGCCAGGCGTGAAAGCATAGTTAAAGTGGCCGTTGGAAATGCGTACCGTGCCGCTGCCAGCAAAGGCAATGCCGGCGGCGGACAATTGCACTTGAACAAAATCAGGCATAGTGGAAGCTGTCATTTTCCAAACCTCGCATTGGGGCCGTCGAATTGAGCAATACCCTCGATAGAAATCGTGATCGCAAAGAGCTGATCGACCGGGCCGCCATCGTCAGGTATGACCAGCGATACCCGTTTGATCTCAATCGGCATGGAGCTGGTGCCGTCGGCGAGAGCCAGCCTTGCGCCCGCAAGCTGATTCAGCGCAACCGCGACCAGGCCCAAAGATTTTAGCCGCTCATCGGCTTTGGAGCGGAGGCTGGATTCGAAGCAGAGCACGTCGAAGAGCATCCCATTCTGATAGGTCAGCCGCTGATTGTCGCGCAGGTTGGCGAAGTTCGCGTCTCCGAATTGCACGCGCATAGCCGGCGGCTTGAGCGCGAGCTGGCCCTGAGCGTTGAAATCCTTGCTGTTGACCGAATTGATATCAACCAGGACCGGAGCATCGACAGTGCCATAGGCTGTGGGCATTACGCTCTTGAGCAGCGCGATCAATGCCGCCTCGACATAATCGATTCGGAACTGCGAAGGAGAGCCGCTCATGCGCCCTCCAATCCCGCTTGCGCCTTGGCGCGGCGGATGAAGCCATTGACCAGCCCTTGAATCCGGCGAGGATCTTCGGGCCGAAAAACCAGATATGGCCGTGCTGGAATGTTCTGATGCCGCGTGTGAGCCGAAACAACGCCGTGGATCTGATTGCGAGGGCCTCGGATATTGCGAACCCTATTGCCCAAACGCCCTTTACCAAGAGACGAAGAGAGCCGCGCAAAGCCATGCTGGCGCACGTTGGCGGTTGCGGATTGCATTTCTTTAGTGCGTGGGCCGATGCCAACCGCGCCGCGATCGCGAGAACCAAATTGGTGCACGGCCGCATATTTTACATTCGTGCCGAGCGTCACGCTGTCTGGACTCGTTTGAGAGATTCCGATTGAATTCAGCAGCCTTCCAGTATCAATGAGCAGCTTGTGCCCGGAGCCATATTTTTTCGGGTTGCTCTTGATCGTCGATGGAGCGAGCGGCATCCAGGAGTTGGCGGGAGATCCCTGCTCGCGAAAGGTGCGGCGAATCGAGACCAGCATTGCAGTGCCGATCTCCTGCATAAGATCGCCCTTTTGGGCGAGCGCCAGGCGAAACTTTCCCAGTGCGACTCTAACATTGCTGTCGTCAATCTGGATAACCTGGGCGCTCATACGAAACCCTCAATGTTCTTATCACCGAAATGGAGATGGCGGTCTTTTTCTGAGATTGTCGGTCCGCCAAGCGACGCCTGCGGCTGGAGAGCTGTTGATGGTTGATCGAGGGACGCCTTGGCCGCAGCGATGTCTTTGAGAAAGCTGATTGCCTGGTCAAAGCGCTGCTGCACTGTTTCGCCGACTGTGGTTTCGCGCCGCCGGCTGAAGAGCAGGTAAACCGCGATGTCCAGAGTCAGAGCTTTTACGTCGTCCGACTGCTGCAGCGGTGTAAGGTAGCGCATACGGCAGTAGCTTTCCACGCGGCCAGAAGCTTCTTCGAGTGCCGCCGCGACAATAGAGGCATTGATTTCGCCAGTATTGTCATCGTCGGTCAGCTCGGTCAGATCCTTCACCGTCATGCGAAGGGGGACCAGGTCGAATTGGGTTGCGTAGGCCATAAATTCTGAACTACTTTTTTACGGCTGTGATAAGCCCGCGCTCAATCAGATCCGCTGCGGACTTTTGAGAAAACGTCGCCTCACCGTCACGCATGTAAATGCAATGGTTGAAGATGAAACCGGACAGAATCTTGTAAGTAGCCGGCTTTGGGACTGATGTGACTTTCAGATCTGCCATCGTGATTCTCCAGGAGATTTTGCTCTGCTAATGGCGCATCCCTTCTGGAATGCGCCATTAGCTCGTCAAAGCGCCTACCGGCGCGGGTTTAGCCTTCACTATCGCCGGGGATCGTGCCCATAACGGGCGCGGTCTTCAGCGCATTCAGTAGGGGAATGCCAGTCTCGGTGGCCGTGACGCGAAGATCGTAATACCAATCCACGCTCTGCCAGTACTTCTTCTTGGAAAGCTGCGGGTCGAGCCATTCGAGGACGCCATAGCCGTCAACGGTGGAGGGAGGAGCGGCGATTGTGGCGCCGTTACCGTCAGTGCCTCCGGTCCAGACAAAGGTCTTGGCGCACGACACATCGTCTTGGGTAGGCGCGGCCTGCGCATAACCGAGAAAAGCGTGGCTGCCCCAAACCCAGGAAGGCACATTCGATTTGCTGAGCAGAATGGCGCTGCCCTGAATGCACTTCACACGGAAGACCTGCGAGAGCTGATCCAGGGAGATCGAGCCAGGCATCGTATATTTGAAGCGGTTGACGATGTCAGGGTGGTTCTGAAGGGCGACAACAACCGGATCACTGAGGGCCAATACCATGTCGCTATCCTGGACGCCAGCCTGGCGCAGGACCGACTTGGCCGCCTCAACCTGCTTGATGGGGTGACTGCCGTCCGTGCCAGCATCAGGTACGGCCGGATAAACATCCCACTGGTTGTTGCTGCCCGAGCTGAGATCAATGTAGTTGGGATAGTTTGCAGAACTCAGCAGCAAGTTGGCAATCGCGACTTCGCGGTCGAGATTGATTTGCTTGACGAGCTGCTGGGTGAGCTGCTTGCGCGTGGAGAAGCCCAGGCCGAGACCGTAGCTCTCGCTCTCGAAGGGCACATCGCCCTGGAGCGCGTGTGATCTCGCCATGTATGGCGAGACGGAATAGCTGCGCCGCACCGTCTGCGGCTCGTCGCCTGGAGCGCGTAGCGTGGAACCCGGCAGCTTCATGTCGTCGCGATTCCACACGACGTATTGGAAAGACTGCCGCGCTACAGGTACGCGAGGGGCAAAGATTTCGCCGATTAAGGCATTGTTCCGGAACTCCTTGGCGAAGTTGGACAACGCCACATTCAGAGATCCACCCGGCATGGTTCCTACAAAGCCGCCCATTTACATCCTCCTGCCGCTCGCGCGGACAAATTCCTCGTTGCGTTTCCGGTTGGCATCCAGTGGTGAGTTGGATGCCAACCGGAAAAGTTAAACTTCGCTCAGTGTTGCGCCCATCAGGTTGCGCACGATCCAGATGCCACCCATCGCTTCAAGCGTCACGCAATCGCCGACAGCTGCAAAGGTCACAGTGTCTTTGTTTCCGTTGATCTTGTTGGCGGCCGTGGTGACGGTATGCGCGTGCGCTGTCTCGGCTGCGATAAACAGCTGAGTGCCATCCTGAAGGTTGGTCGGCGTGGCCAGCAACATTGCCAAAGCGGCGCCACTGCCCAGTCCGTATGCGCCAGTGACCACCGGAATCGCGCCGGAAGCCGTAGCGTGGGTAACAGCATCGCTGGGCGACACGCCGCTTGCAACGCCTGAAGGCGGTGTCAATGTGGCAGTGATGAAATCGCCGGCATTGGGGTTGCCACTGAGTGCCATGCCCAGTACAATCTGCCCGGCAGTTGCGGGAACAGCCTGGCCCGTGGCGTTGTTGGTCAATGACTGGCCAGCCGTGACGGTTGCGCCAATTTGCAAGGCAACCTGGCCGCGCTCAATAATGGTGATAGGCGCAACCAATGAGATCGCATCCTCATCGATGACGCCGATGCAAGCCTGAGCTGCGCCGGCGGGCAGGGACGCGTGATTTTCGTCCGCGCCGTATTGCACAAACAGGCCGCGCGTATATCCAGTAACAGCAGTTGGGAGCAGGCTCTCGGTTTCCCGAGCGCCTTTCGGCCCCTTGGTTTCAGTGTTGATGTTCGCCATGATATGCCCTCCTTGGGGCTGAAAGTTTTAGAGGTTGCTGCGCTCAGGCTTGGACTTGCCTCACCAGAGCGCGCCTCGTGTATACCTAGACCGCGCCAGCGGCCGAACCGCCGGCAACCGTCAATTCGGGTTGCTCTTCCGCGATCTCGGAGAGAGCCTCGCTGAAGCTGATCTTCTTTTCCTTCTGGCGCGCCCTGGCCGCATCGGTCAGCGGGTCGCCGCTAGAGTTCTTTCGGTTCCCGGCTGAGGCGCCATCCACCACACGGCCACCGGGAATGATCTTCGGCAGCCCTTCAAGGAAGAGCACCAGCGTCTCCAGCGGGGTGACCGTCTTCTTCTCCGCGCCTTCGCCGAACTCGACGGTTGCGGTGGACTTGGCCAGCTCCTCGAAGACCAGGCCGAGACCCATCTTCTCGAAGGCGGGAATCCACTTGGCCGCCGTCTTCAGCTTGGCAATGGCGTTTATGGCGCGCTGCTTTATCTCGCCGCCGGCAATGGCTGTTTCACGCTCGGCAAACTTCGCGGTCTGCGTTTTCAGTTGGTTCTCCAGCTCGGTGACCTTGGTTTGCAATGGCGCGGCGGCCGCCGTGGCAGCCTCGGTAGCGATGCGCTTAGCATCGTCTTCGCTGAAGGTCTTCGGTTGCGCGGAGCCGCCAAACATCTCCGCGAAGAAGGTTTTGACGCCTTCCTTAATCTGCTCAGGTACGGTCTTTTCTGCTGCCACTTGTTCATCCTCCCCGAAGTCCACCTCGATGAACTTCGATCCGTGATCGTTGAATGATAGGTCCTGGAGACCCTTGACTTCGGGCGGCTGCGCGCCGAGATATGCAACATGGCGCAGTCCCGTGATGTTGCCGTCGGCGTCGCAATAGAACGCTGCCGAACGCTTCTTGAAGCGCCCCGCCTTGCGCGCCTCGTCGAACTTGGGGTCAACCTGCTTTTCCCTGGCAAGCAGCTTATCGCCGTCAACAGCCAGGCTCTCGATCCAGCCATATGCTGGTTTGTCGTCGGCCGGGTGGCCGATTGTCGCAGGCGCTTCATGGTAGGTGGGGTCGTAGTTGCGCACCACGCGGTCAAGATCCTCGCGGGTGATGAGGCCTTTGTTCACGCCGCGATAATCGCCGGCGCGGAAGATCTCGATCCAGGGGCGTGGCGCTTCGCCATGCTCAACGCTAAAGAGATAGGTCTTGTGGAAATTGGTTGTGTCCAGGCCGACATCTTTTGCTTTGGCAGCGATTTTGCGGGCGGTAGCAGCCTTTGCTGATTCCGGCACATGCTTCTCATGCCCGAAGAGTTTCAACGCGGACTCGATGTGATCCTTGTCAATCGGCAGATGCCAGGTAGAAATATCCTCAGGATCTCCCACGTAGGCGAAATCGCTCGATTCGAGCGGCTTGCCATCTACTATCTTCGTGAGTGCTGTCGCCATGGAGACACCATATCGAGACGCATCGCCATCTCGTGCGGTAACTGAAACATCCGCGAAAGCTGGAATACTTAGATTCCAGCCAGCGTGTGGAAGCCGGGCTCAGGCACTCCGAGCCGGGCCAATAATGGCAGTCGTTCCATGCCGCCTTCATCGCTTCCCTCAGGCGCATCCTCGGGAAGCACAGGAATCACCGAGCAGCGGCAATTGAAGCCGCTTGGCGGATAAATCTTCATCCATACCGGATCAATAGCTCGCGCGCAGAAGCCATCCAGCGCCGCGTGCGCAGGTCTCACGCGCAGATCTCCAACCGTCCAGTACTGCCAATAGGGCAGCGCGTCCATCAGGCCAGGCTCTTTCATCTGCTCAAGCCGGCCAGCGGAATATGCCTTGCCTGTGTTGGTCTGAAAGACCGTGTCCAACTCGAACGCCGCCATTTTTTCAATGCCGGCTTCAGTGGTCATTGCATCCACGGCTTTGTGGAACTCAGCCGTCGTTCCACCTTTGGAAAGAGTCTCGGCCAGGGCGTCGCGGATCTTTGCGATCAACCGCTGATCGCTGACTCCGGCTATGGTGAAGGCGTCGTTTCGATATTGCGCGGTGAGGCCGTCAAATAGCGAGCGTGTTACCGGCGTCAGGTTGCGCAGATACTCGACCGCGCCCGTTGGGGGAATGGTGAAGCTGAAACCGACGTTGAACGTATCGCCCTGGGCATCATCCTCTGCAAAGTTCTTAAGCCGCGAGCTGGTAGCCAGGCGAACCGGGCGATGCAGTTTGACCAGGCCGAATCGCGCGACGTGCAAGCGCCCAAGCAAGTTGGCCGCGGCCAGATTACTGGCCAGTAGATCGCCGAGGCGTATCTGGTCACTGGCCAAAATCTACTCCCTGAGGAATAGGCGCCACGCGGTGCAAACCCAACACGAGATCGGGGGAAGAAATCATAATCCCCCTTTAATCGTGAGAACTGTGGGACTTGTCGGTTTTATTCCTGCTTTTTTGAGCTGAGCCTTTGAATAAATGCTTGTTTCACCTGGGACATGGATAGAGTGGAACATCTTCTCATGATCTTGAATTGAAACCCCCAACTTTTGAGCAAGCGCATCAGCCACCTTCGGATGAAGTGTACTGCTGTATTTAACTTTATTTGCCCATCCAGCTCCTTGAGCCCCAACATGTTTCATTTCAAGATAGCCGTTTCCATAGTAGATTCGCTGGATGTTGCCGTCGTTCGATGACCACGACTTCG